GCCGTCATGACCTGTTCGACAGCAGGCGAGCCCTTGCCCAGCGTGCGATAGACCAGGGCGTCCACGGTCTCGCCGGCTTCGGCCTCGACGCGAATTGCGGATGTGAGCCGGGCCATCAGAGCGCCTCGGCGATGACACGGGTGCGGCCGAGGAAGTCCCGGACAGCCCAGGTGACGTTGCGCGTATGGATGCAGATGTCGGCCGACAGCTCCTCGGCGCGATCGGCGCCGGCCGAGGTCAGGCGCGAGCCGATCTGACGTTCGGCCAGATCAGCGCCTACGACGGAATAGACGGCGCGATTGAAGCGCAGCACATAGTCGCTGACGCCGTCGATCTGCGTGCGTGCCGGCACGTCCTGCAGACTGGCGTGGCCCAGCTCGACCTGTTCCGCGCGCCAGTCGGCCAGCGCGGTCGCGATGTCCAGCATGGCCTGAGACACCGCATCCCGCAGGCGGCCGGCAGTGACATTGGTGTCGATCCGGATGGCCTCGCGCACGGCGGTGATGTTCATATTCGGCCACCAGCCGTCGAACACGACCGTATCCGCCTCCGGGGGCTCGACCGGGGGCGTGCCGTCAGTGTTTGGAGGATTGAAGACGATTCCGGACATGGCGTCCCAGAGGCGGAAAGATGGACCGGGCTACGGCGGTGGGGGACCGGCGCGACGATCGGCGGATTGGGACGCCGTCGTCTGCCGGTCCCGCCGCCGAGCGCCGGGGGGCGAAGGTGTCAGCCGCCTTGGCCGTCCTGTTCGGACGTTTCGGCAGCCGGAGGCTGTGTGTCGGCTTCGGCACCGGCCTTTTTCAGGGCGCGCTGCAGCTTCTCGATGTCCTTCTTGACGCCGACGCGCTCGTTGAGCTCGAGCGCGCGCATGTAGCAGCGCAGCGCCTGGCCCTGACGCGCGGTCAGATCCTCGGCATCGTCATCCCTGGCGCCGGCCAGAACCGCCAGGCCGAGCGCCCGGTGCAGCTTGGCCGTGATCTCGTCGTGGATGTCGGCGTCGACCAGCTCGATCAGATCCTCGAGCTCGGGCAGGACCGCCGCGGGGAAGCCGCGGGCGGCGTCCTCGCCGGTCTCATAGGCACGGATGGCGGCGTCGGCGATCTGCTCGACCACAAAGGACGGGGTCGCGCGCTTGAAGCGATCCGGCATCTTGAGACCGAACAGCAGCGCATGCTCGATCATAGGCATGGCGCCTTCGAAGTCGCCGACATCGATGCGCCAGGCCATCAGGGTGGTGAAGACCTCGTCCAGCGGACCCGGCGCGACCTTGCCCGCCTTGATCACGCCGTCGATCCAGCCGCCATAGGTGGGCAGGAGCTCGGCCTTGAGTTCGATCTTGCGCTCGATGGACTGGATATCCTTGAGGCGACGCGAGTCCTCCTGCAGCTGCAGCATGACCTTGGCGGCCGCGCTTTCTAGCTCGCGCTGGTTGGCGCCGTTGTCATTGTCGCCCATGGCCTGCAGGTCGACGCCGCTGGCCGCCAGAACGCGACCGGCGCTGGCCGCGATCAGGAACAGCTTGCGCCGGGCCGCAGGGGAAGGCTGACGTCGCCCCGCACGGGCAAGCGGCGGGTCCATATCGGCCAGGACCGACGGAGCGGGCCGGGCCTTCTTGCGGCCACGCGCCTTTTCGGCGGCCTGACTGGCAGCCTCGGCATCGGCCGCTATGCGGGCTTCGGCCTTTTCTCGGGCAAGTGTGGCGATGGACTTCACGGATCAGGCTCCTGGATCAGGGGGACTAGGACGGGCGCGACGGCTTAAGGCGCCGGGTCCGGCGTCACGCCGAACTGGATGTTCTCGATCAGCAGGGCGTAGTCGTAGTCCTCCACGACATAGGCCTCATTGACCGACTCATAGGTCTCGATCCGGTCGCGCTTGGCGTTGTCCACGATGGTCCGGCGACGGGTATTTTCCTGCTCATAGATCGACAGGTTGTCGAAGCGGGTGATCAGGATGGAGTTGTCCGGCACGAAGGGCACCTTGACCGCGCCATGGCCGCCCAGCTCGCGCTTGGACAGGATGACGTCGAGGGCCAGCTTTTCGGTCGGCTTCTCCTCGCGATCGACGAAGGGGAAGTACTTGTCGTGGAGCAGGCCGCCGCCAACGATGGCGACCAGGCCGGTATCACCCTGGGCCCAGGCGGGCAGGAAGGAGTGGACAGCGTCGAACACCAGGGCGTCGAGGTTGCGGTAGTCGCCGACGCCGGCGGTCGGATCGATGATGATCAGATCTTCTTCCTTGGCGCCCTCGGCGAAGACGTGGGTCGGCTTGTTGGCTCGGATCTGTTGCAGCCAGCCGATGTTGACGTCCTGCAGCAAGGGGTTGGCCACGCGATTGGTAACCGTCGCGGCCGAGCTGCCGTTGAAGCCGATCATGATGCGATCGCGGGCCTGTTGCTGGATGACCTGGTTGCGCATGCGCAGCTGGAAATCCGGGAACTTGGCCCAGAGGTCGATCTTCGAATATTTGACGTGGGTGTCCGAGTTCGTCTGCTTGCAGGTGTACAGATCGTTGTCGAGCGTGGTCGGGTCCTGGGTGGCGCGATCGGCCGCATCGGTGTCGGTGCGGCTGGCCAGGGTCGAGCCGATGCCCAGGCCCAGCTTCTCGGCCTGCTGTTCGGACACCGGGACGATGTTGATGCGGCTGAGGAACTCAGACGTTTCTCGCTGGCGTTCGATCAGGGTCTGTTGGACCGAGGGCGTGACGGTGAAGCTCTGCCCCCGGCTCACGACGTCGGGGTCAACGCCATTCAGGGTGGCCTGCTGGGCGAGATATTGATTGAACTGCAGGCGGGCGGCGTTGCTGAGGGCGTTGCGCATGTCGGGTTTCCAGTCGGGCGATGATCAGGGGGGCGGTGCCGGAGGGCGTTAAGTGACGGACGGGCGGGTTCAGCAGTCGGCCAGCTGGCTGCCGGTTTCACTGCCCGTGGCGGCGGGGCGCTGCGAATAGCCCGGCGACGGAGTGCTCTCGATCTGGGCCGTGAGGCCGGCGAACTCGCTCTGCAGACGGGTCATGTCGGCGCGGTGCTGGGTCGCCATGGCCTCGCGATCAGCCTTCATGGCCGAGGCCATGTCGCCGACCAGGGCGGTGAAGCCCTGGATCAGGGCGGCGTTGCCGTCAGCGCCCTGGGCAGGATTCTGCGGCTTGGGTTCCGGTTCGGGCTTCTTGCCCTCGATCAGGGCCGTGAACTTGGCCAGCACCTTGTCGAAGGCGGACTCGGCGTCGGCGGGCGGCGCGGCCTCGAACTCGATGGTGGTTTCGATCAGCGCCGAGAACAGGCTGGTGGCGTGCTGCTTGCGCGCATCGAGGGCGGCCTTCAGCTGTTTGGCGAATTCGTTGTCGGTCTTGGCCGTGAACTTCAGGGCCTCGGTGCCCAGGCTGGCCGGGTTGTCGGTGACGGCCAGGCCCATCAGGTAGCATTTGCCGGTGCCGGCGAAGTTGGGCTCGATCTCGATCGAGGTGTAGATCTTCTGGCGGGCCTTGTTGAACTTGATCAGCTGATCGGTCGGATCAATCTGGGCATAGAGGGCGAGGCGCTTTTCCGTCTTGCCGGCCAGCTCGATCTCGACCTCTTCGGTCCGGACCGCGAGGACGTCGCCATAGGCGATGAAGGGGCCCTCGGCCGAATAGCCCTTGATGTGCTCCATGTTGACCCGGGCGCCGAAGGTCGCCGGGTTATAGCTGGCGGCCATCTCGAGCAGCCAGTTGCGCTCGATGGTGCGGCCGTCCGAAGCGGTGGCCCCCTCGACGGCAACGCGGAACCATTTGGACTTCGGGGTGGCGGTCGTATCGGACATCGGGGCCTCGGGTGATGGGCGTTCGAAGCGCCGAGTGCGGCGCGGACTGATCGAGGCGCAGATCACCGCGTCGGGGGGCGCAATCTCAAGCTAGGGCTGTTGTGCCGTGCGGTGCTGACAACAGGGGGGCGAAGGGCCGTTGCGCGCGCGCGGTTAGCGTCCGCCTCGATGAAAGACCGGCCCACCAAAGCAGAAGGCGCAACAGCGAAGCGCGCTACCGCTCCGCTGCTTGAGCGCGGAACAGGCGGTCCCGACGAAATCGGGGCGATGCTGGCTGCGAACAGCGGATTTGGGTTTCCGGTCGCGGCCATGCTGGATGCGCGGCGCGCGGCCAAGTTCCTCTATTGGGCCTGCTGGCGGCTGTGTGACATCGCCGAGCTGATGGGCGTGCCGGAAGGCACGATCGCAAGCTGGAAAGCGCGCGAGGAATGGGACAAGGCCACCCCGCTCGAGCGCATGGAGGGGGTGACCGAGGCCCGCTACATCGCCGTCGCCATGAAGGACCGCAAGTCGGGCCTGGACTTCAAGGAGCTGGACCTGCTGGGCCGCCAGGCCGAGCGGTTCGCCCGGGTCCGCAAATACGAAGCGGGCGGCAATGAAGCGGACCTGAATCCCAGGGTCGGCAACCGCAACGCCGGGCCGAAGAAGAAGCCGTCCCGGAACCGGATCACGCCCGACCAGGCCGCGATCCTGAAGGCGCGGTTCCTCGAGATCCTGTTCGACTATCAGGCCGGCTGGTGGTCGAAGCGGGAGCTGCGCAGCCGCAACATCCTGAAGAGCCGGCAGATCGGGGCGTCATACTATTTCGCGCTCGAGAAGCTGATCGTCGCGCTCGAGACCGGCAAGAACCAGATCTGGCTTTCGGCCTCGAAAAGCCAGGCCCATATCGCCCGCGGCTATGTCCGGGCGTTTGTCATGGAGACGATCGGGGTCGAGCTGAGCGGCGATCCGATCCTGATCGATCGGGGCGAGGATGATGATGGGCGGCCGCTGGAGCAGCCGACCCTCTATTACCTGGGCACCAATGCTCGGACGGCGCAGGGCTATCACGGCGACTTCTACTTCGACGAATATTTCTGGGTCTTCGGCTTCCAGGTGCTGAAGAAGGTCGCCTCGGGCATGGCGATGCAGAAGCGGTACCGGAAGACGTTCTTCTCGGCGCCGAGCTCGGTCACGCACGAGGCCTATCAGTTCTGGACCGGTCAGGAGTGGAACAAGAAGCGGGCGAAGGATCGCCGCATCGACTTCGACACCAGCTGGAAGGCGACCAAGGACGGGCTGTTGCTGCCCGACCGGATCTGGCGCCAGACCGTCACGATCGAGGACGCCGAGCGCGGCGGCAACGACCTGTTCGACCTGGAGGACCTGCGCGACGAGTATTCGGCGCCGGAATTCGCCAACCTGCTGATGTGCCAGTTCGTCGACGACACCCTGTCGGTGTTCCCGATGACGATCCTGACGCCGTGCATGGTCGATGAGCAGGAGGTCTGGCCCGACGTCGACCACGTGCGGATCACCCTGGGCTTCGGCAAGCCCTTTGACGGTGAGGTCTGGCTGTCATACGACCCGAACGGGGATGGCGAGAATGCCGACGCCGCGGGCCTGATAGTGCTGGCGCCGCCGCGGACGCCGGGCGGCAAGTTCCGCGTGCTGGAGCGTCGCCAGTTCAAGGGCAGCGACTTCACCGAGCAGGCCGAGGTGATCCGCGAATACACCAAGCGCTACAACGTCACCAAGATCGATATCGACAAGACGGGCATCGGCAATGCGGTCTTCCAGCTGGTGCGGACCTTCTTCCCGCGCGCGACCGGCCATCAGTACGACGCCTTTGTGAAAACCCAGATGGTCTACAAGGCCCTGGACGTCGTCACCAAGCACCGCATCGAGATCCCGGCCGGCTTTACCGACCTGCTCGGCGCGCTGATGGCGATCCGGCGGACCATGACGGCATCGGGCCGGCATGTGACCTATGAAGCCAGCCGCACCAAGAACAGCGGCCACGCCGACCTGGCCTGGGCCCTGTTCCAATCCCTGATCAATGAACCCATCGAAGCCGCCATCGGAGGCGGCTCGAGCTCTCGCGTGGTGATCTCTGATGACTAGCCCCCTGCCCCGTGCCCGCCAGCTGGCCCGCGCCCGTGCCCGTAGCGGCGTCGAAGCCATCCCGCGCGAAGAGCGAGGCGAACTGTCGATGGCCGCGCGCATGTCGCTGGACCCGTCACCCGGGCCAGCCCTCGGCCTTGAGGCTTCGACCGCCACGGCGACCGCCTTTGCCCTGGGGGATGCCGAGCCGGTGCTGAACCGGCGCGACCTAATCGAGTGCCTGGACTGCTGGGAG